GAACGCCTGGACCAGGGGGTTGGACTCGTGCGCCTCCAGCGACTCCCGGTCGGTGCTGGGTTGGCCGCCGGGCGTCTCCTTCAGGGGACGGAGTCCCTGCCCACCCTCGTCCTTGGGGTCGTAGAGCACCTTGACCTTGTCGGCCGTCGAGTTGATGTTGAACCGTCGACCGGCGCGCTGGTAGATGGTGGCCTCGATGTCGACCAGCCGCTCGGACAGGTCCACCTCCAGGTTGCGGATGGCCTCCTCATCCACGACTGCACCGTGCATCTTCATGCCCAGCAGAACCTTGAGGACGTCCATCTCCAGGTCGAACACAGGCCACAGACCCTGCTCCTCCAGCAGCGGACGCATCCGCTGGCGATGAAGCCAGGTGTACTTGGCGTCGAGGTAGGCGTACCGGCCGACCTTGCTGAACGGGTGGGCCTCCACCATCCGGCCGACGTGTTCGTCGTCGTAGGACACGCCGTAGCGCTTGATGGTCATGTCCTTCAGGCCCTTGGTCTTCAGGTTCTCGTCCAGGAGCCATTGCATAACGATGGTGTCCTCGTAGGGACCTGTCGGGCACTCGCCGCCGAAGTACTTGGCCACGGACACGAGGTCGAACGTCGCGTTGTGCGCGATCTTGATCTGGTCCCCGAAGAACAGCGGGCGCAGCGTCCCGAAGACCTCACTCGGCCGCATCTGTGCGGGCGGGTCTTCGTAGCGCGCCGGGATCTGGGTGAACTTCCGCGTCGCCTTGTCCATGCGACGGGTCGCCTTGGAGATGAGCCGGTCCCCGTTGGGGTGACCGAAGGGGATCGCCACGGCCATGCCCTTGGTGGCCATAGACAGCCAGTTGAGGGTGTTCTGCGTCGGCTCGCCCCGGTTCTCGCCGAAGGACTCGACGTCGAACGCGAACGCATCCTGCCGCTCGAAGTACGCGAGCACCTCGCGCAGGTGGTTCGGGTCGGTGACGATGTTGGACACAAGACTCCTCATGTGGTGGTGGGAGGTGAGGCCCCCGGCCGGGGAAGGGGTCAGCCGGGGGCCTCGGGACTGCGGGAGGGCGACTAGGTGTTCAGTCGTCCGCGTCGGTGAGCAGCCGCGCTGCCTTCCGCAGTTCATCCTTGGTGGGCTCGTAGATGATCGAGTCGTCCCACCGCCTCTCATCGAACGCCGCGATCTGCTTCTCGGTCAGCGGGTCGACGCCCCACTCCTCGTCCAGGTCCCGCTCCTTGATGGCGGAGATGGTGAACGAGTTGTTGTCCGGCTTGGTGACCATGAAGTACAGGTCTTCGCGGTCGACCGGAGCCAACTTGCCCTTCTCGTTGATCTTCTTGATCAGCCCGGTCGGGCGCATGCCCGCCTGCCAGACCTTGAGGACCGGCTTCGTCTCGGACATGTCGATCACATGGAAGTACCACTGGCCCTGAGCCACGTCGCCCTTGTCGCAGAGCGGGCAGCCCTCGCCTTCATCGTCCGCGATGCAGGTGTACGGCTTCTTGTTGATCCAGTGCTGGAACACCGAGGTGAATGGCACCTTGTCCCGGAACTTGACGATCTTCTCCTCGTCCACCTCCGGCTTGAAGCGCTCCGGGTACTTGCCGCTGCCTTGAGCCTTGGCCTTGTCGAAGGAGTCGAAGCCTCCGGACGACCGGCGGACACTGGACTTGCTCCGCTCGCGGGGCCGCTCGTCGTCGTCATCCTCGGTGCGCCTGCGACGGCGAGGGGTTTCCTCCGCGTCATCGTCAGCGAGGGACCGGGACCTGCGGGGCCGGTCGGCCTCGTCGTCCTCGGGCTCCTCATCGGTGCGCACGGGCCTGCGCCGACGTGCGGTGGCCGGGGCCTCGTCCTCGTCACGCCGACGGCTGGAGCGCGGCTCCTCATCGTCCCGGATGTCTTCGTCGTCCCGGCTGCGGGACCGCAGTGCTGTGCGTGCCATAGGGTTCAGCCCTTCCATTCGATGATGTACGAGTCGTCTCGTGCGGTGAGCGCGCGGGCCTGCTTGATGTCGTCAGCGAGGAGCGCGGTGATCTCGGTGGCCATGACCGCTTCAGGGTTCTGGCCCTCGTGGTCCTCGGGGTTCAGTTCGACGTAGGCCCGCAACTCGACCCACTCGTACTCGCCCATGGAGATGTGGTGCGTGACTGACTTGCAGACCTTCATGCCGGGCCCCCAAGCGACTTGAACAGGTCGACCACGCGCTTGGTGAACTGGGTCCTGCGGATCTGCACCTTGCGGCCGGACATCAGACCCTCGGCCCACGCGATCTTGAGCATTCCCTCGACCTGATCGCGGGTGTACAGACGCCGCTTGCCGCGCGGGTCCACCGACTGGCCCCGGTAGGTGGCCTTGGGGATGATCCCCTCGCGCTCCCACTTCCGGATGGTCACGGCCTCGCGATGAAGCGCGCGTGCGAGCATGCCGACGGTGAAGAACTCCACCTCACGACCAGCCACCACGTACACCTTGGGCTTGGCATCCCACGCGGTCTCGTCCTTGGGCGCGGCCGGTTCGCGGACGACAGGGCGGTTGCTTCCCGGGAAGTACTCGGTGTCCTCCGAGAAGCGGTCCAGGACCCCCATCACACGAGTGTCTGGAGCCGGAACGACTCCTTGTAGGTGAAGATCCGGTCGATCTCGGCCTCGGAGATCTTGCCCTCCTGGTACAGGGCATAGACCTTGTCATGATCGAGGCGCGGCTCAAGAACGAGGCACTCGTCGTAGAGGCCCTTCTTGGTGAGGATCGTCTCGGCCTCGTCCTCGTCCACCATCTGCGTGAGCACCCGCTCGCGCTTCAGGGTGGTGTACGTCTTGCCGCCGGACTCGATGGGCTTGGACAGCCCGTAGAACTTGCTGCCCTTCTCGTCCGTCTCCTCTTGATTGGCGAGCACCTCCATGATCGACTTCTTGATGTCGGTCATGCGCTTGCCGATGAGGTCGGACTCGCGCTTCAGGGTGAGGAACTCCACGGCCTGGCGCTCGATGGGGACGACCCTGGAGCGGGAGGCCCGGGCGGGGACGGTTGCAGTCGACAATGTTTGCTCCGATCAGTGGCGGTTCCGATGAACTGATCGTAGTAGGTACTTCCGACAATCACCATTCCGAACCGGTTCTCGGCGTGTCGCTTCCTATCTCTGAGTACGGCTGTGCTCGAAGGCCTGCGCCCGGCGGTCACCACGCTGGTCCTGTCGGATCGGCGTCTCGACTTGGTCCTTGTACGTGGTGATGACGTGCTTCACAGTGGGGTCAACCACGGCGACCACCCCGTCGCGCACGTGCCGGAACTGGCCGGGCCGTCCGAGGTTCGGGTAGGTGTGGCTCGGGTCGTTGGCCGCGCGCAGCACGGGAACGAGGTCTATGTTCTGGCTGCGGGCCTTCTTCATCAGGTGATGGGAGGGCCGGTACCCACCCTCGAACTCCTGCCGTCGGGGAGACGGAGCGGACGGCGTCGAGGTGATAGCGGCGGGACGACGGCCGGGCATGTCGAGCGGTGAGGCCATCGAGCACCCTCCGAAACCGGTTCTTGGGAATCGCTTCCTAAGATACCCGGCCACGAAGGAACTCTGACAGCGACACGAGGTCGTTCTCGATCTTTCCTTTGGTGTCCGACCCGATGCCGTCGATGATCGACCCCGCGACCCGGCGCTTGTGGGCCAGCATCTGGTACTTCCGGTCCTCCACCGTGTTGGCCACCAGCACGTTGTGGATGAAGACGTTGGAGAACTCGCTGCTGGCCCGGACGTGTCGGGCGTTGATCTGATCCTGCTTGCCTGCCGACCAGGCGAGGTCGTAGTTGATCAGGTGGTTGGCCATGAACAGGTCGACCCCGTAACCTCCGGCATGGGATGACAGGAAGAGCCGGGTATCCGGGTCCTTCTCGAACTGGGCCTGGGCTGCCGCCTTCTGCCCGGCGTTCATCTCTCCGTGGAACAGGACGCTCTTGTAGGGCAGGGTCACGGCCAGCACCCGGCCCATCTCCCGGTAGACGCTGAAGATGACCACCTTGTTGCCGGGGTGGCTGTCCAGGATGTCGACCACCTCTTCGTAGACCCGGTCCAACTTGGCACTGGACTTCAGTCCCTCCAGCCAGCCACCTGCCAGGAGTTCGGCCGCGTACTTCGATCCCTCCTTGCTGGCCGGATCGTTGTACTTGGTGGCTGAGGCCACGACCAGGGCAGGGTGGTCGAGCAGCATCTCCATCGCCTGCTGACGGGACATGATCTTCCCGAGAGCCGTGTTCTCATCCGGCTGCATCTTCCCGGAGTAGTAGGCCCCCACGTCGAAGCCCCCCGACATGTTGATGGACTCCAGTTCAGCCAGCAGATCGTCGGCGATCTTGGTGTACGTCTCCCGGATCCGGGGGTCGACCTTCACGCGCCATACGTCCTCGCTCACCTCAGGCAGGTAGTCCCGGACGTCAGGGTCGAGGCGCTTCTTCCTGGACACGACCTGCTGGACCTTGCCGTGCAGGGTGGGCAGATTCTTGTAGGCCTTCACTCCGCCGAAGTGGTTGCGGACGATGAAGGACTTGTCGAACAGATCGAACCGGCCGAGGAGGTCGGGGTCCACCCACTGCATGATCGAGAAGAGTTCCTCGGGTCGGTTCTCAACAGGGGTCCCGGTCAGGGCCATTCGGTACGGGGCGTCCCACCGCTTCACCTTCTTGCTCCGCTGCGCCTTGAACGACTTGATGGCGGTGGCCTCGTCCAGCACGATCATGCCGGGGTCCAGCCTCTTGACGAGAAGCCAGTCGTTGACCACGTTTTCGTACCCGAGGATCACGTAGTCGACCCGGCGAAGCGCAGCCATGCGGTACGCGGCCTCGCGCTGCTTGGGGGTGCCGTCGATGATGGAGCAGTACTCCTCCGTGGGGACGACTATCTGCTCGCCCTGGACCTTGATGGTCCGGGTGTCCACGTCGGTGTACTTGGCCAGGTTCTTGGCCCACTGGTACTTCAGTGCGGCCGGGACGACCAGGGCGCACATGTCGATCTCGTCCTCGCCGAACAGTTCCTCAGCGGCAGCGGTGGCGATGATGGACTTGCCCAGGCCCATCTCGTACGCGACCAGGAGGGAACCACGGTCGAGAAACTTGTCGACCGCAGAGTCCTGGTAGGGGTAGAGGCTGAGACTCAACATAGGTCAGGGCCTATGGAACCGGTCTGCGCACTCCCGGTCGCAGAAGTATCGGTGCTCCGAGATGGTCGTTGACCAGTTCGGGATCCATCGGAGCGGGTCTCGAAGTTCGGTCCGGCTCCAGGTCCGAGAAACGGTCGCTGCTTGCCGGTCAAGATCGGTCCCGCAGTGCGCGCACGGAACGCTCTCGCCGCTTTCCTCCGCGAACGTAGGACGACTTGATTGAAGTGCGGATGGCCCCAGCAAGTTGCTCATCGCTCATCTCCCCCGGGTCTTTGGCGTCGAGCCCCTCGTAGTTGAGGAACCACAGACGGAACCGCCCGGCCGCCCGGACGAGGATCTTCTCTGCCTGCTCGCTTCCCTCGGGGTCGATGTACGGGTTGTCCAGAGCCACGATGAGTCGGTCCGTCTTCGCAGCGATCAGGTCCAACTGCTCGTCGCTGACCTTGGCCCCGTACGACGCGACAGCGCCCTCGATTCCCGACGCGTACATGCGTGGCACGTCGAGCGGTGACTCAACGAGGATTGCCAGGCCCTGGTCGGCCAGCCACTCGTAGCCGAACAGGCAGTCCTTCTTCTCCATGTTGAAGGGGTAGTTCTTGAAGTGGCCGGGAGCCTTCTCCTGCCAGCCCCGCAACTTCCCCGTCTCCGGCTCGCGGATGGGGAGGATCCACATCTTGGCGTCCGCGTCCCACAGCACGCCGTAGTGACGGGCGGCCCGCAGCGTCATCTTGCGCTTCGTCAACTGCTTGTCGGGCGGGTCCACGAACAGCGCCAGGCTGGCCTCGTTCATCTGCTTGGTCGTATCAGCAAGGTCGGCGGCGGAAACCTTGTTCTTGTTGAGGATCGCTCTGACCCGCTCGATGCCGCCGCGCGCGCGGACCCACTCGACAGCAGTCAGCCGGTCGCAGCCCAGCACCTCCTGGACTATGGTCACGAAGGGTCCGGCGAACCCGCAGGAGAAGCAGTTGTGAACGCCGGAGTCCAGGTTGACGGACCAGGACGGGTGGCGGTCCTGCTTGCCCAGGCGAGCCACGTGACCCGGGCACTTGCCGGTCGCCTCATCACCGATGATGCGGAGGATCTCCACGCCCAACTCATCCAGACACGCTTGGACGTTGCCAGGGATGGGCGTGTCGAAGATCGGGAGATTGTCGTAACCAGGCCCCCGCTTAGAACGCCGCACGAGGAACACCGCTCTCGTCGTCGCCGCCGGGCACGTAGTCCTCGGCCTGCTCCTGGAACTTGCCGTGCTCCCAGTCCCAGCGGATGTAGGACTCCATGGGCGGGCAGTTTCGGGACAGGACGACCTTGACCTTGTTGAGGTTCTCCTCGATCTCCGGGTCCACGCGCTCGACACCGAGGATCACGTCGGAGTCCTGTGCGAACGAGGACGAGTAGCCGATGCTCTGGCTGGTGACGCCCTTCTTCTTGTCCATCTTCCACTCCAGCACCTGGGTGCTGATGACGATGGGGATGTCCAGGCTCTGTGCCAGCCGCTTGAAGCCACGGGTCAGGTTCGTCAGCGCCTGCGAGGTGTTGGTCTCGCCGGACTGCTCGTCGTGCATCATGTACATTCCGTCCACGAACAGGATCTCTGGTCGGTAGTGCTCGACCTTCGAGGCGATCCCGGTCAGCGTCATGGCCCCCGAGGTGTCGTTGCTGAGGATGTAGTCGGGGTACTCCTCGATGATCTTCATCGAGCGGACCAGCCGTTTCTCCTCCTCGGCGGTCATCTGACCGCCACGCAGGTGCGAGTGGGAGATGCCCGCATGGATCGCGTCGAAGCGCTCCTCCTGCTCATCGTTGGACATCTCGAACCCGACGAACAACACACGGTTGAGGTCACGCGCCGCACTCATACCAGCAAGCAGCATGAGGGTGGACTTGCCAGCCTTCGGCGGCCCGATGAAGGTGACCAACTGCTTTGGCTGGAGACCCTGAGTCGCCTTGTCGATGGTGCGGAAGCCGGTGGGGATCCCGCGCAGGCCGTCCTTCTGGTTCTTCAGTTGCATGTAGCGAGCCCACCGGTCCTCACGAGTCTTCGTGATGTCGGTGTCGCGGGCTCGGGGTACGTCCTTCTCTATCTCGTACAGAGTGGAGGCGATCTTCGCCTTGAAGGTCTCCAGGTCCCCGTCATCGTGCGCCTCGGCTGCCTCGGCCAGGCCGTGCTCGGCGAGGGCCATGGCGTGCCGGTGTTGAAGCCGCTCGATCAGGAACGGGTAGGCCTCGGTTGCGGCTTCCTTCAGGTTGTACGTGGGGAAGTCGGCCTGCACTGTCTCGACCGTGGGTACTACGCCGTACTCGGCCTTGTGCGACACGATCATGTCGAAGACGTCGCGGTGACCCTTGTTCAGGAAGAACTTGCGGGTGACGCCTGCGTCCGCGACCGGGCCGAAGTCCTCTTCGCCGAGGATCTTCCGGATGAGTAGGTGCTCGAAGTCCTGACTCATCGGCCGAGGCCAAATAGGTCAGGAGCAGCAGAGTTGACGATGCGTCCCTTGCTCCCCCAGGTGAAGATGTGCCCGGGGTTCGGGTCGTAGATCGCGGCGACCTCGGGACGCCACGCGATCTCACGGGCCAGGATGTCGGGGTCGGTGGTGTAGACCTGGCCGACGGGTAGATGATGCCGGTCCTCACACCAGTCCCGGATGGCCTCTTCGAACTCATGGTCCATGAACGAGACGACGTCGACGTTGTAGCCCTTGCGGTACGTGATGTCGTACAGCCGCAGGGCGAGCGGGCTGTTCAGGGTCCAGGCGTTGACCGCCTTGGCCAGGGTCTTCCGCTGGAACCAGCGCTTGACGCCCTCGGCCTCCTGCGGAGGGAGCGCCACAAGGTTCTCCCACACAAGCAGCAGACGCGGCTCGACAGCGTTGTCGATGTCACCCTTCAGCACGTGACGCCTCCTCGATCTGCCAGGCCGTGGCGGCCTTGTACGTCCGCTCGCAGTAGAGGGAGCAGTAGTGCTCCCGCTTGCTCTCGCGCTTGTCGAAGACCGTGAGACACCAGAGACACACCCCGTCGTGTAAAAGGCCCTCCGAGAAGTTGACGAAGGACATCAGTCACGCCGCCTAGAGCCACCCGCGAGACCGACGGGAGTGAATGCCCCGGTCACGAAGTCAGCGAACGCCGGGTCCCGGTACCTCTCGGCCAAGTCGGAATGCTTCAGGTTGGTCGTGATGATCGTGGGCATACCGTCCATCTGCCGCGCTCGGACGATCCGGTTGATCTCCGTCTGGGACCAGCCGCGCTCGTTGGAGTGCTCCTTGCCGAGGTCGTCCAGCACCACGACGCAGGACTGCTCGACGTTGGCGACCTCCCGGGAGAGGTAGAAGCCCTCGATGTCATCGTCGCGGAGTTTGGGGAGGCGGAGCCGGGCTGCGAAGTAGTCCTGGATTCGCATGAAGTACGGGTCGAGGCGCTTACCGTCGGCGTGCCGCTTGTTGATGATGATCTCGTTGAGAATGGCGCAGGCCAGCCATGTCTTGCCGGTACCGGCGGGGCCCGCGAGCCAAAGACCGCGACCGATCTTGCGGGGGTCGTCGGGGTACTCGTCCAACGGGCGGTGCTTGGTCACGTAGTGGTCACGGAGATGATCCACGAACTGCCACGCCTCGCGCGGAGAGTCCGGGGTTAGCCGGGCACCTCGGTAGGCCACGGGAATCTTGGCCTCGCCTTGATATACCCGGAGCATCGTCGCCGGGGCGATGGTGTCGCTGGACTTCTCCATGGTGGCATGCTCCGTTCGTGGTGGTTCCCATGAACCGTACCAGAAGAACCGGTTCTTGGCTTGGCTCACCAGACCCAGCGCGTCGGGTCATCCCGGTTCGACTCGTCCTGGTCCCGCTCGACACGGCCCTCGACCAGCCGGAGTAGTTCCTCCCGGCGGCTGATGAAGTCCAGCCAGATCGACCGCGCGCCACGGTGGTAGCCGCTCGCCACGTACACGTCCGCCATGAGCCGGACGACCGCAGGGTCCTGGCCCCAGGTCTTGATCTTCGAAGCGAGGATGTTCTCGTCGCCGAACGACGGGACCCGCTGGTTGGCGGCCTTGGTCAGGTACTGAGCCAGCCCGAGACCGGTGTCCGGATCGACATCCCGGCGGCCGGAAGGCCGGGGCCGTTCGCGGATCTCCGGGACCGCTGGTTGGCCGGTCGACTCGATGTCCCGCAGGGCAACCGACTGGGGATCCTCATCCAGGACCGGCTGGTTCCTCTTGGGCTTCGAACGAACTCTGGTTCCAGAACCTGCCGACGTAGTCGGCAGTAGGGACGAAGTCCCTACCATCTGATCCTTAGATACATCAGTTACCTTAGGGTGCATCTGATGCAGGGGGTCTGTCCGGTTTGCCCTTCTTTGAACCGGTTCGGAAGGGTGCATCTGATGCAGGGGATGCACGTCATGCAGGGGGTCCTCATCGGTCCAATCGCCCTCCACCGTGACCGGGATCAGCAGGTGGTAGACGGTCGACTTGCGGTCCGCTGACCGGCTCTCGCGTTTGATGGCACCGGCCGCTTCGAGGTCGTTCAGGGCCATGTAGACGGCCCGCTCCTTCAGTCCCGAGGTGTGCGCAATGCTGGCGATGGAAGGGAAGCAGGAAGCGACGTCGTTGACGTGATCTGCCAGGACGATGAGCACCATCTTCTGGGTCGTCGTGAGTCCGTCGAAGTTCAAGGCCCACCTCTTCCAGTCCCGGCGTGTCGCTTCTGTTTGATGTGTCATCTGATACGCTTCTCTCGTGTCGGTTCGGCGGGTTTGTGGTGGGCTCGCTGGCCAATGAGAGGGCCCGGTCTGAGCGCATTGCTCCCGGGCCCTCTCCCCTTTCCTGTCAGTGGTGATTCGACCAAGCAGCCAGCACTGCGACGAACCCCAAGACAGCGCCACAAGCCACCAGCGCGAACAGCAGGAGAGCCACGACGAGGTTGGTCCCGTCAGCCTTCTCTGCCTTCTTGATTAGTACGTCCCACATGGACATCAGTCCTCCAGTCCGAGGTGACCGGCGAGCACGGCGTACTCCTCCGGGTCGAGGCTCAGGGTCGTGGTGTCAGCCGGTGGCCGACCCGATCCGCGCTTACCGATGACCTGCCCTGAGGCGTCCACCAGCACCCGCACGCGGGTGTCCCTGGGCTGCGCCGGGGAACCGTCCTTGCGGGGCCGTCCACGGGTCTTGGCGGGGGCCTCAGCCGGTGTCCGCTCCCCGGTGTGGGAGAAGTGCAGGTCAGCCATCTCCTGCTCGTGCTGGACTGCCCGCTCCATGTTGTCCGCGATCAGCGCCCGGGCGGCGGCCATCATCCGCTCGTAGGACTCCTCGAACTCAGTCAGGTAGTTGCGCTCGACGTGAGCACCGCCACCGTCGTGCGGCAGGTCGACTGGCTCGTAGGCCGCTCCGTCCTGAAGGGACTGGAGCCGAAGGCGATCAGCAGCCCGCTCTTCGTCAGAGAACTTGCACGTCGTCGCCTCGATGGCCTCGCGGATCTCCCGTGCCGACCGTGGCGCAGCGTCCTCGTCGGGGTTGTCCGGCGCAGCGGCCCTTTCGTCGTCCGGAGGGGGAGCCTCTACAGCGGCCTCTGCGGCCTCGGCTGCCTTCTCCGCCACGGAGGGACGCTTCTTCTTCAGCGGGGCCGGAGCGGGCGCTGTTGCCTCATCCTCAGCCGGTTCGGCAGCCGGGGGCGCGAGCACGATGACGTCCAGGCCGGAGGTCAGATCGAGCACCTTGATGCCCACGGCGCGCTGGGCGCTCAGGACCAGGGACTCAGTGGCCTCGTCGCCGTCCTCGCCCCACAAGACGATGAGGAAGACCTTGTCGTAGGCCTCGTCCGCCTCGGCGGAGAACACCACGCCGAACGGGTCGTCGTCCCGGGCGTCCGCCAGGTCTTCCTCCGGGTAGTCCCGGGGCAGATCCTCGTCGCCAGTGATGATGACCTGTTGGAGCGGGGCCTGGCCCTCCATGATCCAGTCGTAGACGGACTGGATGCCCTTGCTAGGGCGCTTGGCGGCCGGGACCACGACGGTGATCTCGTCCTCATGATCAAGGAAGTCGTCAAGCAGTTCGGCGGTGTTCGCCGTGGTTGAGTCGCCGGGTCCGTAGAAGCCCAACAGAATCTTCTGGTCAGCCAATGGGTGCTCCCTGGTGGTAGTTAATACACTCCACCAGAAACCGTAACGGAAGAAGCGGTTCGAAGTCCACCGACACGCCCCCTATGGGAGACCGGGGATCCGTCCTCGACCGGCCCGGGCGACAGTGGTTGCCTGCTCCTTGGGACGGACGAACGCGACGTGCAGCAGCCCCACAGCGCCTGCGCCCGCCAGGGCCAGGAGGACGCTGCGCGGGAGGTAGGTGAACCCGAAGGCGAGGGCGGCAACGAGCCCGGCCTTGGCGGCGTCCGGCACCCAGGAGGGGAGCAGCGGGAGCAGCCCCTCCCAGGCCCAGAACACTGCGAGGACGAGCAGGATCAGATCAAGCACCGTGGTCGGAGGCGACCGCCGGGTCAGCCGCCACGGCCGACGCGACATCCGCAGACTCTGTCGCCACGTCCGCCGGGGCCGGAGCCGCAGGAAGGGCCGCCTCGATGTCGGCAACAACGGGGGCCAGGGCCGGAACATCCTTGACCAGGGTGCTGGCCACGGCCGCAGCGGCACCGGTCGGCTTGAACACGCCGTAGTGCAGGGCCACCGAGGTCACCAGGGCCGTTGTCGATGCGTACAGCGCGCCGGTTAGGTTGAACGCGGCGTGCGCGTTGGCTGCGGTCACGGCCTGGTTGCCGACACCGACTGCCAGGCTTAGGGCCGCGAGCAGCAGGGACTTGACCCGGCTGTTGGTGGAGGACTTGGTGACGAGCCCGACGATCAGGGGAGCCACAACGGTGATGGCCCAGGTGATGAGTTGAATGGTCTGAGAAGACATGGGTTCTCCTAGTACGACGACAGGGCGGCGATGAGCCGCTCCGGGTATGGCGAGTCGCGCCCGAGGTAGCGCGGTCCAGGTGCGCCGGGGGCAGCGGGTGTTCCGACGGACGGGATGTACTGGTCTTCGTCCACTCCGAATGTAACAGTGAAAGCCGCATCTCTGGGAAGCGCATTCGTAACCAGTTCGGTCAAGACGGTTGACCGCTCGCGGAGCCCCGGGTAGTAATGGCTGCGTGACCAGGACGGGGTGCCGGTCCACATCGTGTCGATGCTGGTGCCGCCGTCGAAGTAGTCGCCCGGCAGGTTGCCCTCGATGACCATGGTCATGTCGATCCAGAAGTCGGAGTTGACCCCAGACTGCTGGTCGTCGTTGGCGATGTAGGCCTTGAGGAAGCACTCGCCCGTGAGTTCGCTGTCGGAGGTCGTGAAGGTGTAGAAGAGCCGGGTCCAGTCCCCATCCACGTACATGGGGTTGTTGGAATGCATGGCCCGGATGTCTGCTGCGGTTAGCCCGCTGAACCGGTCCTCCCCCACTCCGAAGAGCGTCCGGACGTTGGGGCAGCCGGGTCCCTGCTTGAGCCAGGTGCTGAAGGTGTACGTCGTGGAGGGCTTCAGACCGGTCACCAGCGAGTTGTTGACCCCGTCGGCTGACGTGGTCGTTCGAACCCCGTAGGTGTCGGTCGTCGCTCCCGCGTTGTAGGGGACGTGAACGTGGAGGGACGCCGCGCCGCTCTTGGCTACTGTCGTGTCGCGACTGACCGCCGGGGTGCCAGGACCGAAGGCCGCGTAGCCGCGTGTTCCGATGGTCGCGTCCTCGATGCTGGGATTCCGGACCCGGTTGATGCTCTGAGGGCGCACCTTGATGTTGAACGAGCGGGGCGACTGGTAGGCGCGAGGGCCGTAGGAAGCCTGCGGCGCTAGCAGCCGGGTGTCATCCACGTAGAACACGTCGTATGCCTGCGCGGTCCCGGTGCAGGTTCCCGACGAGACGGGGGCCGGTGAGACCCGGTACGAGAAGGTGGTGCTGGTCACGTCGGTGATCACGAAGGTGCCGTTGATGTCGGCCTCGCTCGTGTTGACTATGACCTCCTGCCCAGCGTCGAAGTTGTGGGCGGCTGTGGTCGTGACTGTGTTCTTGCCGCTGGTGGAGTCGTACGACCAGGAGGCTGCCGTCGCAGACTTGTACTTCTGCGCCAGCCCGACGCCCACCACCGAAGCCCAGATGGCTCCAGCCGGGACGAGAGCGATCATGGTCACCGGAATCCAGGTGTCGGTGCCGTTGCTCGTCATGGTCGAGGAGGTCACGGTGCCGAGGGCCGCACCGTTCGCGTCGTAGAACCGAACGTTCAACTCGTACTGCCTGCCGCTGGTGGAAGCGCTGATCATCGCTTGGCCCGTGATGTACTCGCCATCCATCCCAGCGACGTCCCCCATTCCCAAGAAGGGAGTGGTGATCGGGGAGTAGTTCGCTCCGTCCGAAGCCCCGAGCACCTTGCAGGAGTGCGTGCCGGAGAAGGCCCGGTCAGTGCTCTGGTCCACGCCGGGGTACCCATTGACGTCAAGCGTGGCGGTGCCGCCCCCGACCCACTCCACGTAGGGGAAGACGCGCCCCTCCATGGTCGCGGCCTCGAAGGACAGCAGGTTGCGAAGGCTGCCCTGGGACTGCTCGAACTGGACGTCCGTCAGCAGGTGCGCCTCGTTGTTGGGGACCGCATCCCAGATCGCCTTGACCGCCGCGAACTTCGCCCGTGGCCAGAGCAGAACCGAGGAGTCCGGGTTAACTGGGTCGAAGGTCTTGTAGTACTCGCGGGGAGCGGTCGCGGCCACAGCGGGCCGGACCCAGGTCGTGTTGGTGTACTCGTCGGACTGCGTGACCAGCGTCATGATCGGGTCCGGCCGGTCGTTCCCTGCGGTGATCTGGCTGCGCTTGGTGTGCCAGTAGGCGAAGTCGGACAGGCTGTTGGCGGGCACGAACTTGCGCAGCGTGATGTCACCGGAGAGCCCGACGTGGCCGCTCAGGGGGCCAGGGAAGAAGACAGTCATCAGTAGTCCTATAGGAAGTCGGCGTAGACCCCGACGCGGGTCGCGGTCTGGTTGAACGTGTCAGCGGAAATAGCCAGGGACGTGAAGCGTCCGTTCGCCACCCACTGGTCGACCGAGTTGTACTTAAGAACCTCGACGCCCCCGGCGCTGTCAGAGAAGTTCACCCTCATCCGGTCGCCCGGGCTAAGGGGTGTCCAGGTAGCAAGAGTGGTCGCTGTCCCCGCCACGACCTTCACCAGCGCCCTGCTGGTCGCGTACCAGTAGTTGGAGTCGTCTGACCCTCGAAAGAGCACGCCGGAGCCCCGCGTAGCAGACGCCGGGATGTCGCGGAAGGTGATGGCCACTGTCCCGTTGGTCTCGCCTGTGAACCACGCGAAGTCCCTAGTGGGCTGGCCAGCAACCGAAGGATCGAGGTAGGCCACGTTGTACCCGACCCGCCATGCCGACGAGGCGACCGTGGTCCAAGTCGCATCCACGGCGGTACCTGCCCGGAACGGAAGATGCCGGACGTCGAGGATCCCGAAGCCCGCGAAAGTGTCGGCGTACTGCATCCCGATGTCGGTGTTATCCAGCCACTCAGCAGCGGTTGCGATGAGGACGCCATCGCCGGAGTACCACTCGATCTGCGCGCGGGCCACCCGCCCCGTCGCCCCGGCCTTCTGGGTCGAGTACGAAGCCGTGTATGCCACGTCCTCAACCCGGCTGAGGTATGCCCAGTAGAGGTTGCCGTTGGTGGTTCCCGTTGGGGAGACTCCGACGTTGTCGGCGACGCAGACGTACCGAGAGGGCCCCCACTGGACCACGTCCGCCGCGTGGTACTTCTTGTTGCTCGCCCAGTCTTCAGGCGTGGGGATCGGTACACCCCACTTGGCCACGTCTCCCTGGGTGAGCACGTTCGAGAGGGCGGCCGTCGACAACATGCGAGGAACGGATCGCGCTCCGACGGACTGCGTGCTACCCGACAGGTTTGTGACCTTCAGCAGGTTCGACGCGTTGGCGCTGCCGTCGGGCCCTGTTTGGTTGTGCGCCTTCGTCATGAAGTAGTTGAAGATGTAGGGATCGGTCGCGACCTTGTCCAGCGTCCCGATACCTGCCTCCCAGCCGCTGAACCCTCCGGTGTCCACGTTGCCGTCGTTGAGGACACCGAGGTCGTCCGTCAGGTAGGTCCAGTTCGCGTTGCTGGTCGCGGCCCCGGTCGGAGCAGAGCCGAGCAGCCCGGTGTTCGCCGAGAGGTAGAAGTGGCCGCTGTACGAGACCACGCAACTCTTCCCGTAGATGGTGTTCGGGCTGTAGTCCCCGACGTACGGGTACTCCGTGTTCGCCTCGGTCAGGTAGGTCCACCACGTATTGGTGGTGGCCGCCCCGCTGGGTGCCTGGCCCGTCCCAAGGGCCCCGCCGGTCTTGCACTGGTAGTAGTAGGCCCCGTCCTTCACGACGGCTCCGGCTGGGTAAGAGACCGCCAGGCTCCACACGGGAACAATCGGGTACCGGAACTCCGCCACGTCCAGGTCAAGCATCATGTTGGTGCCGGGGTCGATCACGATGTCCCAGTCGGTGACCGAGTTGACCGACGAACGGATGCCCTCCACTGAGCCCTTCAGCCTGCTGATCATGCTGAAGGACTTCGCGCGCGCCCGCCGTTGCCGGTACGGAACCGACGGGTAGGTGCCATCGCCCAGGTCAGCCGCGAGGACGTCGAGAAGAGACGCCCGCATCTTGTCTACGTCCCTAGACAAAGGGATTTGGTCGTAGTCGGTGCGGATCTGATCCAGGGCGAAGGCGAAGACGTCGGTGAACTTGCGCAGGTCCGGGTTGTCGACCTCGGCCGGAGAGGTGCCGACGCTGTCGCTCAGCGCGCGGTATGGGGCGGGGATGCTCTGGTAGACCGCATTCTTGTAGTAGTGGTTGGCGGTCGGCAGCACCGTGATCCCCTCGGCCTTGACCCAGACAACCGCACCGTCCGCGAGGAGTTCCCATGTGCCCGGGTTCGTAGTGGGATCGGTGGCCGTGTTGTTCGCCAGCGCGAGGTAGGGGTGTCCGTCGGAACCCGTGACCAACTCGTTCTGGATGTACGTGATGGTGCTGTCCCACTTGACCGGCGTCAGACCGATGAAGGCCGAGTAGTAGTAGAACCGACCCGGCAGCAGCCCTGAGTCGGTGTAGGACGTGGCCGGGTACGCGGACTGGAAGGCAAGGTCTCCGTCATCGAACGAGATCGGGTACCCGCGCAGGCTGCGAACGATCCGGACCATCTGGTAGATGGATCCCTGGGCCCCCAGCGTGTCCGGGGATGTCCAGTTGAGCGTGACGACGCCGAAGTCATTGAGGACCGCGCTGAGAGGAGCAACGCTAGCGCCACGGATGTCCTCGACGGTGAATGCGCTGCTGCCACTGCCGCCCGAGCCGCTTCCGTACCGGACGGTCCCGTAGTAGTCGACCCCATAGACGGCCATGGGTTACAGCCAGCGCAGGACGGTGATGGTGAGGAAGGCGTAACTCACGGCAGCCGTGGAGGAGGTGTTGGTCCGGTAGGCATAGAGCGCCGCAGCGGATGCTCCTGCGTTGCAGGTGAAGGTCTTCGTCGCGAAGCCCTGGCTCGCAGCCGTGTCCGTACTGGAGGAGTTGAACAAGTATGGGACGGCCCCCCACGACGGGTCGGTCGGAGAGATGGTTGCGCCGGTCGAGATCACGCAACCTAGCCGGACGTCGTTGGTGGAGGGCGTCGGACCAAGCGACAGCCAGGCACCGTATGAGGCCTGGACGATGGCCGGGGCGGGCAAGGTGAAGATGGTCGAGACCTGCGACGGGAGGTAGGCCCACTCCGTGGCCGTGATGCTCTGTGCTGGCCCAACCACTGTTATCGGGGTGGGGTACGCGCCCGGGTTCAGGGCGGCAAGGCGATCCGCCACGGTCAGGTAAGAGCCGTGGGGGTTCACGCCGAGGATCGTCTCCAGGGCGTTGACCTCGTCCTGGAGCGAGTCGACATCGCCAGCGTCCACGACGTTGACGTTGTTCACCTTGGTGGTGAACGACTTGATGCCAGCAGGCCAGACAGCACTCATGATTCCTCGTCCTTACGCAATGCCGCCCTCGGCGGTCAGGTAGAAGGTGCCGGGGGAAGGGATCTCCCAGTCCGCCATGACGGCATCGCTGGTTCCGGACTGGGTCGCGTCGGCGCGGGCCATCATCGTGACGATGGCGTAGTCCACGCCCGGGACGTTGGCGATGGCGCGGTAGATCTCCGAGATCGTCACGCGCTTGCCGAAGTCTCGGTTGATGGGGCTCAGCAGAGTGATCAGGGCCTGGTTGACTGAGTCCTTGGTGACTGTCGCGATGGCACGGTCGTTGACACCGATGACCACCGGGCTGCCCGCAGTTCCTAGGTTCACCGGGACGGCAGTACCCGCGAGGCAGGAGACGGTGGTCCCTGCCATGCAGCGGTCCTGCACGAACGACTGGACGCTACCCATGAGGGACGAGGAGGCGGGGTTCCCACCCGGCCCCAAGATGAAGATGGACACGCTTCCAGCACTGGCGGACACGGCCTTCGCCTTGGACACGCTGGGTGTGGCCAGCGCCAGGTTTGCGTAGTCCTGGACGGTGACGGCCCGGTTCTGTGTCTGCCACACGAGCGGGGCGTTGGTCCGGATCGACTGTGTGTCTTCTTCGTCCGTGCCCCCCGTTGTGGCACTGCTGGTCACCAGTGAGATCCCGTCGTCCACCGCGCTGGCGATCTCTGTGATGGCGGCGGACGGTAGGTTGCCCCGAACGCCAACGCCCACTTGGTAGGCCGCGTAGACCTGCGTCCCGGCGGGAGGGACGATGCCGTTGACGCCGTCCCCGAAGGTGATGGAGGCGATGCCCTTGTCGTCGTACCGGAGTTCGTAGGCCAGGTCCAGCGGGGTCGCGTTGACGATGAAGAGGAAGCGTGTGTACTCCTCCTTGGTGGTCAACGTGTTCGGGTTGATCTCATCGGAGAAGACCCGAACGCTGGCATCAATAGCGTTCGCGGCGCGAAGAACGAAGACCTGATCAATCGTTCCGTCCGAGGTGCCGAGCAGTTCGACCAGGACGTTCTGCTGCGAGGCGGTGCCATCGTTCACGGTGATGGTCATCGTGCCCTGGCTGGATCCCTCGCTCACAGTGACGTTGCCGTTGCTGGAGGGGGCGATAGTCACGTCGGCCGTGGACTCGAAGAAGATCGGGCTGTCGAGGTCCGTGACGAAGTCGGTCATGAACTTGGTGCCCGCCGGAATGACCGAGGCAACCGTGCTCTGGTTGTTCACGGTGACCGTTCCAGTTGCAGCCACCCGACCCACGGGTACGTAGCCCAGGGTCTCGGCGTGCGCCAGGACCGAAGAGCGCAGGGTGGCGGTGCTGAGGAAGGATTCCAGCACGGCCCGGTCTCCGTAGAAGGACAGGATGTCACCCATGTACGAGAACAACTCGACCAGCATCACGCCGAAGTCGCTGGGGTGCTCCGTCTGAGCACCGGACCAGTCGGGGTAGGTAGCGCGGGCGTACGACAGCAAAGAGGCCCGGAAGCCGTCGTAGTCCTTGCTGGTGTAGTCGGCGTTGACGTTAGCCACCGAGAACCTCCATCACCTCTCCGCCGACGCGGATCACAGCCGTGTGCAACTTCTTGGCCACGGACACCGGGCTGGTGTACGAGTCGACTCGCTGGTAGCGGACAGAGACGTCCACGATGGGGTCATCGGGTCCCCAACCCTCGCTGGGAATGTCAGCGGATGTGCTGGAACGGACCGCGTCCACGCTCTGGACCTGGACCCCCGGCTCCCACATCGCCATGGAGTTGGTCACCATCTGTAGGAGTTCTCCCTCGGCAATGTCTTCGTCCTCGAAGACCAGGGCCGGAAGGTTCACCCCGTAGTCGAGACGCATGAGGCGCTGGGTCGGGACGGTCCCCACGAGCGCACGAATCCGCTGGTCCGTCTGGACGTTGGGATCGGTCTCCAGCGCCACCGAGCCATCAGGGCCCAGGCGGAAGGGAAGAGACGCTGTGAATCCCATGCGTGATCTCCGTCGGTCGAGGTGTTGGCCGGATCCGTGTATGCAACGGGGAGATCAGGAAGTGCTTCGAGAGGTGCTTCGATGTTGGGATCCCGGGTTCCAGGCTATCTGAACCGGTTGCCCAGGTGCTAAGTCACGAAGTCGAATGAGAGGGCTCCGATGGCGGTTCCATTCCACTCGCCGTCGACCGTGAGGGGTGCCTCTGTTGTGCCGTTCCACTCGCTCCACTGGGGAGTCATCGGGTAAGAGACCATGGCCGAGCACCACGAGGCCGAGGCTGACAGGGTCGCCGATCCGGTGACCGCTGTGGTGGCCGTGGTGAACTGGTACCCGGCCGCCACTGCCCGCTCGTTAGACCCCCTGGCTGTGGCTACCGAGGAGGCCGCGCTGAATCCCCCAGTCATCGTGGGGACGGTGCTCGCCCCAACGCCGTGAGCGACATAGACAACTTCATCCGCGTGACCCAGGGTGCCGGACGATCCGGCACTGGGTGCCGTCGATGATCCCGTGGCCTCGGCACTCACATCCAACGCCCCGGCCGGGGAGAAAGCGTCAGCCACGGCGCACAGGCGGGACTGTCCGGTGGCCCAAGTAACCGTGATCGTGTCACCCACCTGGAGGGCAACGCTCAATGTCGAAGCGCCAACCGTCGTCTGGGTAACCGGTGCGCCGGAGGGTGAGGCGGTCTTGTCCAGGGTGTAGGTGTTCCCGCGCGAGTCGGCGATCCCGGTGGGGAGAGCGGATGCGTTGTGGACAGCCGCCACGCACACCTTGGATCCCTTGGGCACCGCGATACCGACGGTGATCACGCAGGTTGGGCTGGTTGCGGTTTCCGCCTTGCTTCCTACCGATCCGATGTATTGCACTGGCCTACCTCCGAAGGATGACGGTGCCCGCTGGGGTACCGCCCGGCACTGCCGCGCCAGAGTTCAGGACGAGAACACCGGGTCCGGTGCTCCCGGCGGGGCCCGTCGCACCAGTCGGTCCAGTGGCTCCAGTGAGCCCTGCCCCGGTTGGCCCGGTCGCGCCGGTAGCCCCGGCAGGCCCCGCAGGGCCGGTCGGCCCGGTCGCTCCCGCACCGGTAGGTCCGGTAGCCCCGGCAGGACCAGCCGGACCAGTAGGCCCGGTCGATCCCGCCCCCGCAGGACCGGTCGCGCCGGTAGCGCCAGCGGGGCCCGCAGGGCCGGTCGGTCCGGTCGAGCCAGCACCGGCTGGTCCGGTTGCGCCCGTAGCACCTGCTGGACCGGCGGGTCCGGTTGCGCCAGTAGCCCCTGCTCCCACAGGACCGGTGGATCCGGTGGGGCCAATCGCTCCGGTTGCCCCGATGGAGCCGGTGGCCCCGACGGGACCGGTTGCCCCCACGGGACCGGTCACACCAGCGGGCCCGGTGGCACCTACTGAGCCGGTGGTCCCACCCTCCGCCACCAGTTCCCAGACAGCCGGGGCCGCGACGACATTGTCGAACCGGGCGTCGCCGAAGAACGGGTCCGCGTTGTAGAGGTGAGGACCGATGTAGGTTCCGGAGTGGGTGTCCCCGGAGTAGGTGATCGCGAGCCCGCCGTCCCAGTACACCTGGATGCTGGTGCCGACGGCGACCACCTTGACGGTGTGCGTTCCCCCGGTACTGACCGCCGCACTCGCCCGGGTCACCGCCGCGTCGATGTCGTAAAGGAAGAGGGTGGTAGCGGTTAGGAGGATCTCCAGTCCGGTGGTCCCCGTGACATCGGAACGAAAGCGAAAGTCTGCCTGCCCACACCCGTTCAGGAAGATGTCGTAGGACAACGTCAGATCGCTCTTGGCCACATCGGCGATCAGCAGCGACCCGGCCCCTGACTGAGACACGCTATACAACTGGCCGCCGGAGATTCCCCAGACACCAGCCGCTGCGTTCCACGGCTCTCCGGTCTCCATGGATCCGGCCGAGGTAGCGGAGTCGGCCCGGGTGAAGGAGTCCCGGGAGACCATCTCCACCACGGGGGTGTAGTTGAGGTTGGCGAGCATTGCGATGAAGGAGGAACCGCCGTACGACACAACGTCGGTCGGCACGTACGACACGGTCGACGCCCAGGCCCCGTCCCAGATCATCCCGGCTGGCCCTGTCGGTCCGGTGGACCCGGTCGGCCCGGTCGGCCCGGTAGATCCTGCGGACCCGGCCGAGCCCGTGGGGCCTGCGGCTCCCGCAGGACCAGTTGCTCCGGCAGCCCCGGCCGCACCAGCGGCACCGGGTGTGCCAGGCGCGCCAGTTGCCCCTGTGGCACCTGCTGGGCCAGTAGCACCCGGGGGGCCTGTCGGTCCGGTGGGGCCGGTCGGACCGGTTGCGCCTCCCCCGCCACCACCTCCTCCTCCACCTGTGAAGTAGACGGGCTTGGTTACATCGCCGCCCTCGAACGCGATGTAGACACCCGTGCCCCGGGCCGGTGCGGTGGCTCCCGAAGTGCTTGGCTTGACCCACCCACTGAGGCCGCTGCCCAGGAGAGAGGGGATGCGGACGCGAACTGAGCCGTCAGTGCGAGCGGTGACAACCACGGCGTGATACAGGCAGAGGTCAGCCACCGGGGGCTCCTGCGATCCACAAGCCGTTCTGCTGCACGACGGGAACCTCTGCCACCGCTGCCAACCACTCGGCGGGGATCACGCGGGTCACACTCTGGGCCGTTGCGTTGCGTCCCAAGGTCAGGTCCATGTCGTATGCCTCCCGCCAGGTTCGCCCGTATGTGCTGCGCGAGATGCGGTGGTGCGCTCTCTTAACCATCCACGATCCTTGGTACTCCGTGTTAAGCGCGTCACCGTCGAGCATGACCACACCGCCAGGATGAACGCGAGCGTCACCGGCTGTCGTTGCGGTGGCAGCGACCCAGTAGAAGTTTCC